ATGAGAAGTATCCACCTCGCAATCATTGCAAGCCTCGCAGTAACTGCCACCGCAGTAATCGCCTATGCAACGGGCAGCCTCGAACACACCCAAGGGGTCCTCTATTCCTCGGGCGATCCCATCCAGCAGTGCTCTCCCCAAGCCACGCTCCCGGCCAAAACGCTCGGGACAAAGTATTTTGCCAACTACACCACGGCTTCCCTTAACTGCATGGATGTCTACGGCTACACCGGCACTCAGTCGGCCCCGGCACAGGTGCCCATCAAATTCCGCATCGGCGGCTTTGTTACGGGCACGGAAACCGACTTCGGCATTGTCAACGCGACCGGCAAGATCTTATGGCCGGCATCCGGGGTCACCAAGATCGGCTTCCAGGCAATCAGTTCCGCCAACAATACGACAAAAGTCAGCGGCGCTTCACGGTAAACAGTGAACAGTAAACGGTGAACGGTGAACGGTGAACAGCGCTTTTAAGGTTTTTACTTGTCACTGATCACTGTTCACTCGTCACCCAAGAAAGGAGCACCACCATGGCAGTTATCGGCAGCAACAGCTCGACCCTTATCGATGTGGCCAACAGTCTCGATCCTGACGGCAGGGTCGCGAGAGTCGCGGAACTTCTCAACCAGACCAACGCTCTCCTGGAGGATATGCCCTTCATTGAATCCAACATGGAGACCGGGCATCGCTCCGTGGTCCGCACCGGCCTTCCCTCGGCAACCTGGCGCAAGCTGTACCAGGGCATACAGCCTTCCAAGTCCACCCGCACCCCGGTAATCGACACCTGCGGCATGCTGGAAGCACGAAACCACGTTGACAAGGACGTGGCGGAACTGAACGGCAACACGGCCGCCTTCCGTCTCTCCGAAGGGATCGCCGAGGTGGAGGCTATGAACCAGACCATGGCCCAGACCCTGTTCTACGGCGATACCACGGTCAACCCGGAACGCATCAACGGCCTTACCCCCCGCTACAACACGATTTCCAACTCGGTGCCGATTTCCCACAACGTCATCAACGGCGGCGTCGGTTCCTCGAATACCTCCATCTGGCTCGTGGTCTGGGGTGAAAACACCGTCTTCGGCGTCTACCCCAAGGGGAGCCGTGCCGGACTGGTGCATGAGGACCTGGGTCTTGAAGACGTGCTCGACGGCAACGGCGGCTTTTACCGCGCCTACAAGGACTGGTGGCAGTGGAAGAACGGCTTGGTGGTCAAGGACTGGCGCTACTGCGTGCGTATCTGCAACATCGACGTCAACAACCTGACTACCGAATCATCGGCGGCCGACATTATCAAGTTGATGATCAAGTCGATCCACCGCATTCCGTTCATCACCATGGGCCGCCCGGTATTCTACGCCAACCGCACCGTGCGCGAGATGCTGGACATTCAGGCCCTCAACAAATCCAACTACGTCCTGGCAATCAAGGAAGCGGCCGAGCAGTTCAAGACCACCTTCATGGGTATCCCCATCAAGACCTGCGACCAGCTGCTTTTGACGGAAGCGAAGGTTTCTTAAATGCGTGAATGGTGAATAGTGAGGGGTGAGGGGTTAAAGCCTTTACTCCTCACTCCTCACAACTCACGACTCACGTTTTTCAAAAGAAAGGACTACCCAATGATTCTCGATTCCTCCCTTCAGCTCGCCCTGGCGCAGGCTGTCACGGCTTCCGCTCTCAGTGCCAATGTCATCGATATCGGCTCGGCCCGCAACATCGGCGCCGGTGAAGATCTTTACCTCTACATCCAGACCAACACCGCCGTAACGGCTGCCGGCAACGCCACGGTCAACTTTCAGTTGCAGACCGATGCCACGTCGGCGCTCCCCACCCCTGCTACCGTGCTCGATTCGGGGGCGGTCCCCATCGCATCCCTGGGCGCCAACAGCTGCCTGAAGTTCAGGATTCCCACGGCGGCTTTCAAGGAGTTCGTGGCCCTGAACTTCCTGGTCACCAACGGCCCGCTCACTGCCGGTGCTTTCACGGCCGTGATCGCTCTTGACGTACCGGACAACACCATCTATCCGTCCGGTTTTAATATCATGTAATTTTGAAAGGCGTGAATCGTGAGGAGTGAGGTGTGAATAGTTAAAGACTTTAATTCCTCACCATTCACGTCTCACGATTCACGCCGTTAAAAAGGAGTTAATCATGGCTCGTTATCGTGCAAATCAGCTGGGCTTTGACGGGAAGCAGCTCCGAGAGCCCGGCGAGGAGTTCGACTTTGACGGCAAAGAGGCGGACTGGATGGACCCTCTGGATGACAGCGGCCGGTCAAAGAAGGACGTTAAGGACAAACTCAAGGAAGCAGGGGCAGGCGAAGGAAAGTAGGGGCGCTTGTCATGCACCCTGATTGGAATCAAAGTTCTCTCCCCCAGCGGGGGAGGGTCAGGGAGGGGGAGCAAGTGCAAGATCAAATGATCCCCCCTCCTAACCTCCCCCCGCTGGGGGGAGGAACAAATCTCCGGTGGGAGTAAATAACAATGTCCGCCACATCCGACGTCCAAATTTGCAACATGGCCCTGGCACACTGCGGGATTTCGCTGCTGATCGCCGATCTGGCCGAAAACAGCAATCAGGCCGAGCTGTGCAGCCTCTTTTACGAGCCGACGCGCAACAAGGTATTGCAGGCCATGCCCTGGCCGTTCGCCCGCAAATACGCCCCGTTGCAGGACATTGGTTCACCCCCGGCGAATTGGCATTTCCGCTACCTTTACCCGACCGACTGCCTGAAGTTCCGCAACATCGTCAACAACGGCTACGTCCCGTTTTTGCCAGGCATTTACCCAGGGCTCTATGCCGACTTCATTGTATGCCTGCCCCCCAGGACGCCGTTCCAGATCGGGCTGGCAGCCGACGGCAGCTCCAAGGTCATCTATACCAACGTTCGCGACGCACATGGCGAGTACACCGTTGTAGTCACGGACCCGACCCTGTTCCCGCAGACGTTCGTCAACGCACTTGCCTGGGCCTTGGCGGCCGAGTTGGCCATTCCCCTGACCACGGACATTCAGCGGGCGCAACTGGCGCAGACCAAGTATCTGTCGTCGCTCCTTGAGGCCGGTGCGGACCTGCTGAACGAAAACGAGGACGGCCCGCAACCGGAGAGCGACTTTATAAGGGCAAGGCGATAGAGGCGTGAGGAGTGAATAGTGAATAGTGAATAGTGAATAGTGAGGAGTAAAGGCTTTAACCCCTTACCATTTACGTTTCACGCCTCACGGTTTTAACCCCTCACCCCTCACTACTCACCATTCACGCCTTTAAGAAAGGGGTTAAAAAAGTGGGCCAGGGAATACCGCAAATCACATTCGCCTCGGGAGAGCTTTCGCCCTCGCTGTACGGCCGCATCGATCTGGCCAAGTATTACACCGGTCTGGCGGAATGCCGCAACTTCATCGTCCGGCCGACCGGAGGGGTGGACAACCGTCCCGGCACCGCGTTCATAGCCGAGGTCAAAGACAGCTCAACCAAGGTGCGGCTGATCCCCTTTTCCTTCTCCACCACCCAGACCTATGTGCTGGCCTTCGGCAATCAGTACCTGTGGGTCTTCATGAACGGCGGCCAAGTGCTCTATCCGGCCGGCAACGCGAACGCCGGACAGGTCGTGGAGGTCGCCACCCCCTATCTGGCGGCCGATCTGCCGCTTCTGAAGTTCACCCAATCCGCCGATGTCATGACCATCACGCATCCCAACTACCCGACCCAACAGCTCTCCAGGACCGAGCATTGGGCGTGGTCGTTCGGCCAGTTCGCCAACGTCAACGGACCGTTCCAGGACACCAACATCGACCAAAGCATCACGGTGTATGCCTCAAACACGTCGGGAACCGTAACCATCACTGCAACCAAGGCGCTGTTCGCCGCCAACATGGCCGGCATGCTGATGTACATCTCAGAGGCTCCGGACGCCACAACGCCCGTGTGGGGAGTGCAGCAGACGATCAATGCCGGCCAGATCGTAAGGGCCGGGGAGTACTACTACCAGGCCATGACCGCCGGAACCACCGGAACCGTCATGCCCGACCACACGGAAGGGACCGCCTGTGACGGCAACCCCGGTATTTCCTGGAAGTACCTTAACTCAGGCTCGGGTATCGTCCAGATCACCGGGTATACCTCGCCCACGGCCGTCACCGCCAACGTGCTGACGCCGCTCCCGGTGAACCTGCAAGTGGTCGTCATACCACAGCAGATCACCGCGATAACGACGGGAACCGTGAACCCTTGGGTATGCGTGTCGATCACGGTCCCGAATCACGGCTATGCGAACGGCAATTCGGTCGTTATCTCGGGCGTGAACGGCACGCAGTGCAATGGGGCATGGATCATCCAGGTCATCGATGCGAACAGGTTTTACCTCGAAGGGTGCTACGATAATACGCCATGGAACGGAGGCGGGATCTGTTCGAATGCCCTGCTTGCTGTTCCCTCCTACCAGTGGGCCTTTGAATCGTGGGGCGGCAACAAGTCGTGGCCGGGCACGACCGCCTATTACCAACAGCGCCAGTGCTTCGGCGGCTCGGCCGACTTCCCGCAGACCATCTGGATTTCCCGCACCGCCGGGTACCTGGATTTCGGGATGAACGTAGTGCTTCTGGACGATGACGCGATCACCTTCACCGTGGCGTCCCGGGAGGTCAACTATGTGCGCCACATGATCGAGATGACGGACCTGATCGTACTCACCTCCAGCGGGGAGTGGATCATCCAGGGGGACGCCAACGGGGTCTTGACCCCCAGCTCCATCAGCGTCAAGCGCCAGGGATACAACGGCTGTTCCGATGTGCCCCCCATCGTGGTCAACTATACCATCATCTACATCCAGTCCAAGGGATCACAGGTCCGGTCCCTGGCCTACCAGTTCCAGACCGATTCCTATATCGGCGAGGACATGACCGTCATGTCGTCCCACCTGTTCCAGGGCCATACGATCCTGGAATGGGCGTTCCAGCAGATCCCCTATTCGTGCATCTGGGCGGTGCGCGATGACGGCGTGCTGCTCGGGTTCACCTACCTGCAGGAGCAGCAAGTGGCTGCCTGGCACCGGCACGATACGGACGGGCTGTTCGAGTCGGTCTGCACGATCGTCGAGGGGAACGTGGACGCCGTGTATGTGGTGGTGAACCGTACGATCAACGGCCAGACGAAACGGTATATCGAGCGGTTTGACAGCCGGCAGTGGACCTCTGTGCAGGATGCGTTCTTCGTGGATGCCGGGCTGACCTATAACGGAGCCCCTGCAACGGTATTCTCGGGCCTGGACCACCTGGAGGGAAAGACGGTCTCGATCCTGGCGGACGGCTTCGTCCATGGCCAGAGGGTGGTTGCAGGAGGGTCGGTCACGCTTGAGTACGCCGCCTCGGTGGTGCACATCGGTCTGCCGATTACGGCGGAGATCACAACCCTCAACCTGAATGCGCCGGGCCAGAACATCATGGACAAGAAAAAACTCATCAGCAAGGTGTCGCTGATCTGCGAGTCCTCCCGGGGGATCATGGCCGGCCCGGATAGCAATCACCTGCGGGAGTACAAGGACCAAAGCGGCGTGTTGGGCACCGGCGCTCCACTGCCGCTGCAGACCGGCATGTTCGAGATCCTGACCCAGGCGGCATGGGGCAAGAACGGCACCGTGGTGGTGCAGCAGGCAGACCCGCTGCCGCTGTCGATACTGACGGTGATTCCTGATGTGGCTGTTGGGGGGACTTAGAGGCGTGAATGGCTAGAACCTTGTGAATGGTGAATGGTGAATGGTGAATGGTGAATGGTGAAAGGAATGACGTAGGGGCGCTGCTTGCCGCGCCCGCATTGCAGACGACAAACAAGGGCGCGGCAAGCAGCGCCCCTACCGGAGGAATTTAAATGATACAGCCCGATCAAGCAACGTATGTCTTTTACACCGGCGTGCTCGGAATTCTGGGCTGGATAGGCCGGTCCCTGATGCACCTGGTCAAGGAGGTCAAGGCGGTCAGCCTGATCGTCCGGACCTGCCCCGGCTGCCGGGACACTGTCACTAAGATAGATGAGGCAAATGAGCATCTATGAAAACTGCGGTTGAGGGTTGAAGGTTGAGAACTCATCTCTCAACTCTCATTTCTCAGCAGAAGGAATTATATGAAGGCGGAGCTTGTACCTGCACAGATAGAGCATATCCCGGCCATTGCGGCCGATATGCGCGAGGCGGACCGGGAAGAGTTACGGGCCGCCTGGTGCTTGACCCCGCTGGATTGCATGTTTCACGGGCTGGCGCACTCGGAGAAAGCCTGGGTAGGGTTCATCGACGGGGAACCGGTCTGCATGTTCGGAGTGGTGGCGTCCTCGATCCTGGGCAATGTGGGGCGGCCCTGGATGGTGGGCACAAAGCAGCTCGATGAGCATCCGCTCGTGTTCCTGCGCCGCTGCAAGAGGGAGGGGTGTTTACGGGAGATGCGTGAGCGCTTCGACGTGCTTACGAACTACGTGGATGCGCGTAACACGCGGGCAATCCAGTGGTTGGTGTGGCTGGGATTCGAGATCAGTACCAATCCGCAGAAGATAGGGCCGTACAAGATGCCGTTTTTTAAATTCGAGATGAGGCGTGAACAGTGATCAGTGAACGGTGAACGGTTTTACTGATTACTGCTCACCGATCACTGATCACTCCCAGGGGGTTGAAATGACCGTATCCAACTCAGTACGCACCGCGACGATCATCGGCAACGGCACCACCGGGCCGTTCCAGTTCGTTATCTACTTTCTTGAAAACTCCGATATCACGGTGACCAAAACCAATGTGTCGGGATTCACGGCAACTCTTAACGAGGTGACCGACTACACGCTGACCGGCGCCGGGTCGGCCACGGGTGGCATCATCACGACCACTGTTGCGTTGCAACCCGGCGAAACGCTCACTATTGCCCGTGTTCTGCCCCTGTTGCAAGGCGTCGATCTGAGCAACCAGGGGTCGGTATTCCCGGAGACACTGGAAACAGCTCTTGACCGGTTGACCATGATCGCTCAACAACAGCAAACGGCTATAAGCAACACTATGGGCCCGCAAGGCCCCCAGGGATTCACGGGGCCGCAAGGGGCCGGCGCACAGGGGGCTACGGGCGCGCAAGGTCCGTCCGGCCCTGTCGGCAGTCAGGGTGCGCAGGGTTTTTCAGGACCACAAGGCTATCAAGGGAATGCCGGCACGCAAGGTCCGCAAGGGAATCAGGGCAATCAGGGCTACCAGGGTGCTACGGGCAACCAGGGCAATCAAGGGCCACAGGGCGTACAAGGTTATCAAGGAACCCAGGGCAATCAAGGGTTTCAAGGCTACCAAGGAGCCCAGGGGATCAACGGCAGTCAAGGCGGAGCAGGCACACAAGGCCCGCAGGGAGCGCAAGGATACCAAGGATACCAAGGGGCGTTAGGCAATCAAGGTTATCAAGGAAATTCAGGTGTTCAAGGCCCTCCCGGAACCGGCTTGACAAAAATCGGCGTCCCATGGACATCAGGGCAAAACTGGGTTGTTGGTGATGCTCCGAGCTACAACGGGAATGTGTATTGCTGCATCGTCGCAATCAGCAATTCAACAACCAATCCGGCCAGCGATACCACTCACTTTGTCCTACTCGGGGCGCAAGGGACGCAAGGAACCCCAGGAGCGCAAGGGGCAGCCGGGCTACAAGGGAATGTCGGCAGTCAGGGTGCAACAGGCCCCCAGGGGAACCAAGGTTATCAAGGTTCACAGGGGGCAGCGGGTGTTCAAGGTCTTACCGGGCCTCAAGGTGTGACAGGCCCGCAGGGTAACATAGGGTCTCAAGGAGCAACAGGGCCGCAAGGAAGTCAAGGGAATCAAGGTTACACAGGCAGTCAAGGCGTCATAGGCCCGCAGGGCGCGCAAGGCGCGACAGGGCCGCAAGGTGTTATTGGCCCCCAGGGCCTTTCCGGCTCTCAAGGGCCTCTAGGCTCTCAGGGCTATGCCGGCAGCCAGGGGCCTGCCGGCGTGCAAGGGTCCGCAGGTGCGCAGGGTCCGCAAGGCACAATCGGGCCTGAGTTTACCACCGAACAATACGCGGAAAGCCTTGTTGTGGGGACTCCGGCTTCTATAAATCTCGGCAACGTGAATGCAGGCGACAGGATTCTTGTTTCCGCGATTATGAACATCCAGGGAGGCTCCTCGGCCAATGTCTCGGGAACTATTTACGGTGGCGGGACAGCTACAATAACTTTTTGCGGGCCGTATTCCGCAACCAATGAATTACAGGCCCCTTCAGTTCCGGCAGCTACCGGATTGAGTAATCATTGTATTACCGGGATTGTGTTTGTCACAGCCAGCGGAACTTTGACGCTTAACGCCTCGTTGCAGTACAGCGGCTCGCCTGGGGCGTACTCCGCCTATATCTATTCCGTTTTCTATAAAGGACCGTAAACGGTGAACAGTGAACGGTGATCAGTAAGCAGTTATCAGTGATCAGTAATCAGTAAAAGCTTTAACTCGTTACTGTTCACTGATCACTGTTCACTGATAACTGTTCACTTGAAAAAAGGAGCCAACATGAAAATTTCAATCTTCACACCAACGCACGACCCGAAATATCTTCATGAGGTATATGACAGCATCTATGATCAAGACTTTGATGAATGGGTCGTTTTGTACAATAACGGGGCTGAAATTATTGGATTTGATGACCCTCGGGTAATTGAAATCCAGATCGATGAAAAGATGAAGGGAGTCGGCCAGTGTAAAGGAATTGCCTGTGACAACTGCACCGGGGATATCCTCGTTGAGTTGGATCATGACGATCTTCTGACCTCAAACGCGATAGCGGAAATCCGCAAAGCCTTTGAAAATCCTGAAATCGGATTTGTCTATTCCAACGCCATCATTATAGGAATGAACGGCGAGAAACAACCGCGTTTCCTTTCCGAACACGGTTGGGAATATAGAAGGACTAATTTCCGTGGGCGTCTGCTCAATCAACCGATTGCCTTTGAGCCCACCCCGGCAAGTGTGTCCAGGATATGGTATGCCCCGGATCATGTCCGGGCTTTCCGCAAGAGTATTTACGATCAGGTTGGCGGGTACGATCCCGGCCTTGAAGTTTTGGACGATCAGGACCTGATGTGCCGGATGTACCAGGTGACATGCTTTTACCACATCGACAAGCCTCTCTACGTCTACCGGGTCCACGGGGACAATACGTGGCTCAATGAGAACCGGAAGATACAGGAAGGGGTTTGGCCGCTTTACGACAAGTATATTGAGCCCATGGCCATGAAATGGGCCTACAACAATACACTTTTGAGACTTGACCTTGGTGGCCGTCTGAATAGGCAACTTGAGTATACCTCCGTTGATCTGAAGGATGCCGATGTATGCACTGACCTGAACGAGAGATGGCCGTTTGAAGACGGCTCTGTCGGAGTCGTCAGGGCGTTCGATGTGTTTGAACACCTGAAAGACCCATTGCACACAATGAAAGAACTGCAACGGGTTCTGGCGCCGGGCGGATACGCCTTTATCCAAGTGCCGTCAACGGATGGGCGTGGTGCGTTCCAGGACCCAACACACGTTTCTTTCTGGAATGAGAATTCGTTCTTGTATTACACGGACTCGCAATGGGCTCAGTACATTGACACCCCGGTGAGATTCCAGGCAATGCGGCTGTACACGACCGCGAAAAACGAGCAGCAGGTTTGCTGGACAGTGGCGCACCTGGTGAAGGTTACCGACGGGCTGCCGGGAATCATTAACATATAGTGAACAGTAAACGGTGAACAGTGACGAGTGAACAGTGACGAGAATTTTTTACTGATTACTGTTCACTGCTCACTGATCACGGAGGTTAAGATGATCAGACCGGCAAAACTTGGCGATATCCCTGACTTGGTGGGACTGGGGCGCCTGTTTCACGCTTCGACTCGGCTGGCGGAACTGGCGGCCTATGATAAGAGCTGCGTTGCCGATCTGCTGGCCTCGATGGTCCATTCGGCAAAATCCGTGGTGTTGGTGATGGAGAAGGATGGCGTTGTCGTGGGCGGGATCTGCGGGGTGGTTGTTCCGGCCTACTGGAACAACTCTTGTCTGATCGGCCAGCAGTTCGCCTGGTTTGTCCATCCGGATCACCGGGGGTTGGGGTCAGTCAGGCTCCTGGCGGAATTCGAGCGGGAAAGCTTCAAACGGGGAGCCCGGCTTATTTCGTCGGGCGCAAAACATGACGCCAGCTTCGAGGGGATGGATGCCGTGCTGAAACGTCGTGGTTATTTTGAACTGGAAAGTATGTATTTGAAAGCGGTGAACAGTGAACAGTGAACGGTTTAAAAGCAGTTACTGATTACTGTTCACTGATCACTGATCACGGAGGTTAAGAGATGCCGGCACTTCCAATCATAGCGGCGGTGGCAGCGGTTGCGGGCACCGGGGTGAGCGCGTACAGCGCCGTGGCCGCCGGGGACAACGCCAGAGCAACGGCCAATTACAACGCCCAGGTCGAACAGAACGCGGCCCAGGACGCTGAACAGCGCGGCGCCATCGCGGCGGCAGAGCACGATCAGCAGACGCGGCAGTTGATTGCCCGGCAGAACGCCACCATGTCAGCGTCCGGGGTGGATACATCTTCCGGATCTCCCCTGGACATCCTGACCGGTACGGCCGGCATGGGCAAGCTGGATTCGCTACGGATCCTCAACAACGCCCAGCGAACGGCTGACGGCCTGCAGGCCCAGTCCGGACTTGACCTGTTCAAGGGGGGGGCAGCCCAGACGGCCGGGTACTTCGGTGCAGGCGGGTCAATCCTGGGGGGTCTCGGGGGTTCCATCACCGGGTATTACGGGACCAGGAACGCCATGGCGCAGGATTCGTCAGATTAACCAGTGAACAGTGACGAGTAAACAGTGAACAGTAAACAGTGAACAGTAAACAGTAAACAGTGAACAGTGAACAGTGAACAGTGAGCAGTGAACAGTGAACAGTGAACAGAGTGTTTTTCCACTGATAACTGATCACTGTTCACTGTTCACTGATCTTCAGGAGCCAACAATGCCGCAAATGCCGACATATGACAACCCGACCATGGGGATCGCCCCGGTCGCCACGCCGCAAGCCGCATCGCTCGGGCCTGACGCCTTCGGGGCCGGGCTTGCCGGTGGTCTGGACAAGGTCTCGCAAGCCCTGGACGTTATGGCCACGCATTACGACCATGCCAAGGTTATGGCGGCCCGGAACGACCTTAACCAGCGGATGCAGGACCTGGCGTACAACCAGGAGATCGATCCGGACACCGGGCAGCCGATGGGTTACCTGCTGCGCCAGGGACAGGCGGCTGACGGTCTGGAACAGGAGTTCCGGGGCGATCTCCTGGAGAACCTGGACGATATCAAATCGGGGCTGGATAACGACACGCAGCGGGCGGCCTTCAACCAGATCGCCCAAAAGCACATCGATGCGTACAGCACCGCCATCAACGAGCATGAGTACAAACAGAAGATGGCGTACAACGGCGAGCTTACCAAGGCTAGCGTTGACCTGTCACTGAACAGCATTGCCCAGGATTTCCAATTTCCCGACCTGGTCAGCTCCCATATCGATGACGGCATCACCGCGCTCAAGTCACAGGCCGCGCTCAACGGTATAAGTCCCGACAGCCCGGTGCTGCAAGACATACTGACCCAGTACGAGTCCTCGGCCCACAAGACGGTTATCGACTCCCTGATCAAGACCGGCCAGGCCACAACGGCCTTGCAGTACTTCAACGAGTTCGATAAAGGGGAGCCCGCGACGGACGACCAGGGCAATGGGATACCCGGCACCGAAGGGTCGGTATTCACCAAGCAGGACCGGGAAACGATCATTTCCTACCTCAAGCCGCTTGCTGACGCCCAGAAGGTGGCCACGGCTGCGGACACGTATTATCAGCAGGGCGGCAACATCGTTGATGCACTCAGCAAAGCAAAAGAGGCATTCCCCGACGATCCTGCCATGCAGCAGGAATTTCGGCAGGCGGTCCTTGGACGGGCCTCCCAGTACCAGGCCGCGGTGGGAGAAACGGTCAAAAACTCACAGAACGTCATTTATCAGGCGATGCTCAAACCCGAGAACGCGGGAAAGACTCTTGACCAACTGGCCCAGGATCCTGATGTTACGGACGCGGTCAAGACCATGACCACCTATGACGCCCACAGCCTCTCGACCATCAAGGACGCCCTGAACGCCCAGGCCACGAAGTCACAGGGCGATTCCCTCATCCAGGCCATCGACCAGAAGCTGAACGATATGACCGCGGCCGGCCAGCATCCTGGGGCAAGCATCACCAGGTGGCCGGAGTTCCAGGCGCTGAACGAGATGGACTCGGAGCGGGCGAAACAGCTCCTTGAGCACGAGGTGGGGCAGCAGAACGCCGATGTCCAGCACCGCAAGTCACTGGCCCTGATGGATCAGCAACAGCAGATCATTGTTCAGCAACAGAAACAGGCCAAAACCTTTGGCCAGATCCTCGGCAATCCGGCTGCGTTGCAGACGGCCAATCCGATCGGGCTGCGGGCCATCGGCGCCATCGACGCCGAACAGGCCTCCATGCTCACGGAACTGCAAAAGAGGAACGCCGATCAGGCCAAGGGACAGCCGGTCTCCTGGTCTGCGGATTCGATCAACAAGACGGTCAAGGGGCTGCTCGGGTACAAGGGAACCCTCAGCGCCGATCAGGAGCAGATCGTGGAGAACGGCGCGGCCAGTTTCGGCACGTACCTGTTCCAGCGGGAACAGGCAGGCGGCCCGATGAACCCGGTGCAGGTCCAGCAGGCGGCCCAGGATTGGGTGAAGCAGCCGGCCATGATCACGTCTCTCATGTCCAACACGGCGACCGAGGTGCCGTTGGGCGAAGCTCTCAAGACTCCTGACCGGTATCTGGGTACGTCGGATGCGTACCGGCAGGTGTACGAGGTCGCCAGGAAGAATAACATTCCGCTTACCGTCGGGCAGGCGCGGAAGGCGGCTGCGGGAGTCGTGGCGGGGGGGCTCAGGTGAGGCGTGAATCTTTAAGGCGTGAGACGTGAGGAGTGAATAGTAAAGACTTTGAATCGCTTTTATTCACCATTCACCTTTCACCATTCACGCCTTTGAACCATTCACCATTCACAAGGGGTTAAATAATGGATGACAATAGCGTTCTCTCGATCATCAATCAGGTAACAGGCCAGGGGCAGCCTAGCACCGCCGCCCTCCCGGCGGTGCTTTCCCAGGCAGCCCAGTCCGGTGCGACTCCCGATCAAGAGGCCGAGTGGCAGCGCCTGGCCAGGGAAAGCAACGTGCCGGTCGGGCTGATCAGAAACGGCGCGCCGGTCAAGCTGATGCAGTTGCAGCAGCAGGGGGCCTCGCTGCCGGCAACCAACCCGGTCACGGCCCGGACACTCTTGGATCCCGACAACGCCGCGGTGGCCCATGACGACATCGGCACCCTGACCCGGCTGGAGGATCTGGCCAGAAACGGGTTCGGCGGCCAGAGTAATGCTCCTATATCGACGTTGCAGTTCGGGACTCCCAGGGATCAGGCCGAGGCGAATTACTTTGCCGGGGAGTACGGGACAAAACCCTTCCAGGCGATCCAGGGGGGAACCGGCAGACTGGCCACCAAGCTGGCGTTCCCGGTGGCGGCCGTTTTAGATGCCGTCAATGGTGATGACGATTACAAGGAATTCGCCTCGCAGCTTTATGACGCGTTCAGCGATATCCAGAAACAGTCGGCAGCCTCTCCGGAACAGGGGTTCGGCGGCAAGCTCTTCAGGTCCCTGGAGGAACTGGCGCCCATGGTGCTGTCCGGAAGCGCCGGGCTCGGGAACATCGTGGGGCAGGCGGTCAATGAGAAATACGACGATCTGACCGCCAAGGGGGTCGATCCGGACACGGCAACGGGACTGGCGCTCAAGGCCGGGATGTCCGCGTACGCCATGACGAAGCTGCCGTTCGGGGGTTCTTCCCTGGTGAACAGCCTGGTCAGGGGTGCAACGCTCAACCCGGTATTCGGGGTCCTGGACCGTGCCCTGGACAAGGCCGGGCTGAACTATGTGGGTTACGACAAGCAGGCTGACGCAATCAACCTGATGGCTCCTGAGGAGATTGCCCATGAGATGGCGCTTGGCCTGGTTTTCGGAGCCCAGCACGCCATGGAGACGGGGCGGCCGATTGTCGGGAGTTCCGTCCTTGAAACGCTTCTGCCGTTATATGATCAGTATCAGGCAGGGCGCAGGGCGGATGCGCTCACGGAGATCGGCAAGATTGTTCAGGACAGCAAGGTGAATGGCCGGGCGCCTGACTTGGTGCAACAGCATTTGAGCGATGTGGCTGAAGAACATGCAGGCATCGACAACGCCTATGTCCCGGTGAACCGGTGGAATGAATTGTTTCAATCAGCCGGTCTTGATCCTGCCACTGTTGCGGATGAAGTGCTGTCCAATCCCGAGGCGTATCACGAGGCGAACAGGACCGGCTCCGATATCGTCATCCCGTTCGGGGAATTCACCGGGAAACTGTCGGGCCTGGATCAATACGGCGAGCTGGTGAAGGATGCCAAGCTGTCCTTGGGGGATGCCTCCCTGCGCGAGACCGAAGCCCAGGCTCAGGCAGTCAAGGACAACGCCGGCATCGGCGGCGGCTTCATCGACGCATTGAAAAACATGTTGAGCCGGTCACAGGAAGCGGTCAAGGGCAACGAGTCATACAACAAGGTTTATGATGATCTGGTGGGGCAGCAGTTGGACATCGGCACCGATCGCAGCACAGCGGAACATAACGCCCAACTGGTCGCCAATGCCTTCCGGGTCTTGGGGGAACGCGCCAGCGTCGATCCATACGATCTGTACCGGGATTACAACCTGAAACTGGCAGGTCCGGATCAGTTCCAATCGGCCATCAACGATCTTGCCGGCAGTTGGGTCAGGGAGCTGAACCAAGAAGGCTCAACCTGGTCTCCGGAAAAATTGATGCAGAAGTACAACACGGATGAACAGTCCTATTTCGGGCCGGTATGGCGTGATCTGGCGCACAATGACAAAGGTGCAATCGAGCGCCTTACGCAACATCGGACAGGTGAAGCGATAGGCGCCCTCCATCATCCGGATGTGGGTGATATTGATCTTGTCTGGGGGAAAGAAGGGACAGCGGCAAAGGAGTATTTGGATGGGTACGGCCTGGCAAAGATCCTGGTGAAGCACGCTGATGTTGTGGATAATCTGCAAGAAATTCTGAGGGGAATGTCCGTTGCCAGCAGGGGGAAAAACAGGATACAACTAGAAACGGAAGACCATAAAGCGGCTGTCAGACTTGATTGGGAAGGCATAGGAAAACGGTGGCTGCTTACTGAATTTAAAAAAGATCAAGAGCCTGGCACTGGAAAGAGGACAGGTGCTTCCAGTATTAACGAATCAGACTCTCCGATTCACCAGGCTCTTACTGATAATATTCTCTATCAAGACAATCAGAATGTCAAGCGAGGCTTAATCCGTCTCGACAGCAACCATAATTTCGTTCCTGCTCCCGATGGAAGGTATGTTTTTGGCGAAATCACTCCTGAAATCGGAGCAGCTATCAGGAGACAGTCAGCACCTATACTTTTGCGCAACGGAAATGAGCAAGAAGGGAAGATTCACATAGAACGTCCCGAACGACTAAAACAAATACAGGCTGCTGGTTATGGCTCGGCTGAAGAGTTGGTTGATTCGGTAGTGACTGGATGCGATGCAATTTATCAAGGGCAAAAAGGCAATCTGCTGCTTGCCAGGAAGAATGATAAAAATTCAGTTGTCTATATTCAGTTGACGCCTTCTGAGCGTGGGGATTTCTATGACGTAAAAACAGCTGCGGTCGTGAGAAGGGACTTTTTTGACAAAAAAAAACCGCTCTGGGAAAGGGCGCAGACCAATCCACCCGATAACGGGTCCCCTATGCGCGATCTGTCGGGCCAGAGCAGTACAATTGATAGTATTCTCCGTCAATTCAAGGAGAATGTCAAGCCCGGCTTCATACGTTTCGACAACACTAATATCAATTCGAAACCATCAGATGTTGACACCCTTCTCCAATCGGTTGTCAATCATATCGCCACCGATGGGGTTAAAGAGTTGTATCAATCTGAAAAGGCGCCTGTTTCAGAGGATTCCAGGGACGACTTGCCCAATCACCTCCCCGACGATAGGGATGAACTATGGGCAAAATTAAAGGCTCCACTTTTACCCGGGTCAGAAGCCCGGGGTGCGGAACCTTCAAGAGGTGACGGTCCGTCTACACTCATTCAAAGTATCCCAAATACGGGTGATCATGTCGATATCAAAATCATTGATAATGATCAAAAAGAAGCAACCGCATCGGCCACATCCACCAACAGCGACGACCATGTAAAAAAGGTCGTTGCCGGCGTCCTTCATTCCGCAATCACCAGGATCAAAACCCCAGCCGACGCTGCCCACATCGCCTTTCCCCTCACCAAACGAGCGCAAGAGGCGGCCATTGCCATCGTTACCGACGCTAATGGCGACGTCCTCGGTGCTATCCAGCATTCCACCGGTGCACTGGACTCCACTACCTTGTCGCCGAGGGATCTCCTGGGGGTAGTACACGATTTCCCCGGCGCAGCCGAAGTCTGGTTCGCCCACAATCATCCGAGCGGTGATCCAACGCCGTCGCTCGCTGATCGGCAGATAACATCGGTTCTGTCCGCGTTGCTTGATGGGTCTGGGATTAAATCAAGGGGCATGATTGTTGTCGGTCAGGAAGGAGGGGCGGTTTTGACCAAGGGAAAAGGTGATAGGGGTGAGAGTATCCCGCTCGGTTTATTGAACACGGACAAAGAGCGCACCCATAAAATAATAACCTATGATCGGGAGATTATCAAATTACCGTCGTCTGAAAGCATTACCAGCGTACAACATGTGATTGATTACGCCCGATTGTTTGGGGACGGCGATTCCGGGATTATTATCCTCAACTCCAAAGGGAAGCCGGTTTCGTTTGTCCCCATGTCAGTCGCTAAAATGGCTAAGTTGAAAACCGGTGACTCCGCGACAGGTTCATCATTGATCATGTCCGCTTTTCACAAGGGGAACGGCGCGTCAATGATCATGATTGTCCCTGCTCTACCCGGCAGCCAGGCAGCAGCACGGAATTTGGCAGCCTTTGGCGCTAAGTTCGATGCGCCACTGAACGATGTCATCTATTCCGGGAACGGGCTTTCATTCAAGAATACCGGCCGCATGCCTGAAATTTTGAACTACTTTTACCAGGGTGGTGATGACAAGCGCGGTTACATCCGTTTCGACAACACCCGCAATTTCGAGATCGGCCTGTTGAAACACGCCAACCTCTCCACGTTCATCCATGAATCCGGCCACTTCTTCACCGAGGTCCTTGACGACCTGGCCGAGCGGTCCGATGCCCCCCGGCAGATCAAGGATGATTATGCTGCCCTGCTCAAATTCGCCGGAGTTGAATCCCGCGCCGATATCCGAACGGAACACCATGAAACGCTTGCCAGGGCCTTTGAGGCGTACATCAGGGAAGGGAACGCCCCGAGCGTTGAAATGCACTCCGTTTTCCAGCGCATGAAAGCCTGGATGATCAGCGTCTACAAGGACATGACCGCCCTCAACGTCCAGTTGAACCCCGAGATCCGGGATGTGTTCGACCGCATGCTGGCAACCGACAGCGAGATCGAGCGGATGCGCGACACGGAGGATATGAAGCCGCTCTTTGCCACGGCGGAAGATGCAGGAATGTCCCAGGCTGAGTTTGACCTTTACCGGAAGGACGCCGAACAGGCCGGTGAGCTGGCAAAAGAGCAATTACTGCGCAAGCTTATGGCTGAGAAGGACCGGGAACAAACGTCATGGTGGAAGGAGGAGCGTAAAAGGACCTGGGCCGAGGTTGAGGACGAGGCCAAGAATGATCCGATCTATCAAACGTACCAGGCGCTCACCACCGGCAAGACCTTCGACGGCCGCGCAACTGGCGATGTCAAGCTTTCCCGCGAGGCCCTGGTGAAGCAGTACGGCGAAGCGTTTGTCAAGAAGCTGCCGCGGGAGTTTCAGCGCGTCTATTCTAAAGAAGGGGGGCTGCATCCGGACGCGGTTGCCGAAATGGCCGGATTCGGTTCCGGTGATGAGATGGTCCGCAAGATGGCCGCTGCCCCTAAGTTGAAGGATTACGTCAAGGCCGAAACCGACCGGCGCATGCGTGATCGCTACGGCGACATGATGACGGACGGTTCCATTCACGAACAGGCCCTGAAGGATGTGCACAACGACGCCCAGGGCAAGGTCATGCAGGCGGAGTTGCAGGCGATACGGCGCAAAGCCGGGGAGGTCAGGCCGTTCGTCAGGGTGGCTGGGACCAGGGGCGCCGACGGTGCCGAAGCCACCACGGCGCAAGTACGTGCCAAGGAGGCCCGGGATCGCGAAGAGAGTGACGCCATGCTCGGGGACATACCGCCTATCCGGTTTTTTAAGATCACCGCGACTGAGGCCATCGGAGCGAAGCGGGTGGCAGAGATTCTGCCGCACCTTTATTCCAATGCCGCCGGGAAATCGGCGCTGGAATCGTCCGAAGCTGCGGAGAGGGGGGATTACGAAAAAGCCGGCGCAGCCAAGTACCGCGAACTGCTGAACCATTACCTGTACAAAGAGGCTGTCAAGGCGCGGGACTTCGCGGACAAGGTACAGGCCTACGCAAACAGGATGGGAACCATGAAGGAACTGGGCAAGTCCGGCCAGGCCGGCGGCCAGTTCCTCGACCAGATCCGGGCTATCCTGGACAGATACGGTTTCACCAGGATCAGCAACAAGGAAGCTGATGAACGCATGCAGTACCGGGAGCCTCTCGATGCCTTCCTACGGAGGATGAATGATGAGGAAGGGGTGGTGTTGCCGATTCCGGATGCAGTCCGTCAGGAGATCCAGCGCACCAACTATCGCAATCTGTCCATGGATGAGCTAGCCGGGGTCTATGACTCCGTGCGGATGCTTGAGCATGCTACCCGGCAGGTCAACCAGGTCAACGCCGAAGGGCGCAAGGTGGAGCTCACGCAGGCTGCGCTCTCTTTATCCAACAGACTTTTCAGTTCGGTCAAGGACGCAGCCGACTTGGCGCGCGAGAGCGACGGTGTGGCGTCTCTTTTGGACCGGGTAAAGGACGTTAACCTGGATATCCCGGTGCCGTTGCCGGAACTCATGTTCGAGCGCTTCGACGGGATGAAGAACGCCGGGCCGTGGCACGAATTCATCTGGGACCGGTACAATGATGCGGCCGATCGCCAGATCAGGCTGCGGGAAATGCTTTTCCCCAAGATCATGGAGTATGCCCATGGCAGCGCCATCGACCGGAGCATGGGCAAGATCCATATCGACTCCCTCAATGCTGATCTGGTCAAGGATGACATTATTGCCATCGCCCTGAACTGCGGCAACACGGGCAACCTTGACAAGCTGCTGCGCGGCGGCCTGTGTTGCAAAGGGAATGAACCCCCCATACCCCTCAATCACGAGGCCCTGCAGGAGATCCTTTCGCACTTGTCGGCACAAGAGATCGACGTGGTGAACGGCATCTGGAGCGCTATCGACCTGCTCAAGCCGGAGGCTGCCGGGCTGGCGCGCAAACGTACCGGAATCGAGCCGGACTGGATCGAGGCCCAGCCGATGCAGGTCAGGAACGGGACCCTTGAGGGCGGCTATTACCCGGTAAAATACGATGCCCACTACAGTGCCGGCGGCGAGAAACAATCCGATCCCTCATCACTCGACCAGATGTTCAACAAGTACGCAGCCGGCTCAACGCGCCAGGGGTACATGGATGAACGAGCCTCTTTTGCTTCTCCCCTGTCGCTTGATTGGCAATCCATCGTGTCCCGTAATCTTGACGAGGTGATTACCGAAATCTCCCATTGGCAATTCTTCACCGATGCGCAGCGCCTCCTCAAACGTCCCGAGGTCAGGGACGCCGTTCAGGACCGTCTGGGTTCCGAGTATTACCAAAACCTGCTCGACTGGCTTCGCTACACGGTCAGCCAGGACAACGTATCACCCGAGGTCTCCGGCAACATCGAGAAGTTCCGGAGGCAGATCAGAAGCAACATGAGCGCTTGTGCGCTCAGTTTCAAGGTGGCTGACGCAGTCAACGAGATGGTTGCCGGCATCCCGCTGAAGATGCAGCAGCTTAAGACCGCAAGCGCCTTCAAGGGCATCATGCAGTACCTGCGGAACCCGGTTGAGGCAACCCGGTTCGCAACCCTGGCCAGCGACTATATGCGAAACATCGATGCAAATTTTGACCGGGACATTGCCCAGGCTTTGCATTTCCTGACCGGGCATCACAGCGTTGCCGACGATATCCGCCACTGGTCGTTTGCGACCCGTACCTTCTTACAGAAGATCGGCGCCGTAATGGCCTGGCACGCCGGGTATATCGACGCCCAGGAGCAAGGGATGCAAGGCAACCCCGCAGTCAGGAACGCTGATTCCATCTGCCGCATGACTCAAGGATCGGGCCGGGGCGGGGATGCCTCCACCGTGCAGCGCGACACGTACGTGAAGGAACTGGCCCGGTTCATCGGCCCGAGGATGAAAGACCACCTTGATCGGGCTGGGGTCAATCCGGACAGCATGAATAATGAGGAATTAATAAAGGCGGTGTCTGCTGCGGCAGGAGGTAATGATCTTTATCAAGATGCATTCAGCATGGCTGATGCCTTTAGGGCAGATCTAAAGGCGTATTTTGATAAAACATTGCCACCCAAAAATATGCTGGTTGTGGGGGTTCCTTCTAATGTCTTGCGAGAAGCGGACATTACCGGCAGCAGAATAGTATTGAAGCAATCTGTTCTGAATCGGAAAGGCGGCAGAGACGCTGACCATGAATATGCCTACGGTTCGCTTTCCCGCCTGCCGGAGGCAATTAACAATCCGATACTGGTCGTTGATCAGGGCGACAATAAAAAGGCTGTCATTACCGAGATGTTGATGAATGGCCGAAATTTGCCGGTAGCATTGGAAACAAAAAAAGCTGGAAAAGATTTGGAAGTCTCGCGCATCACTACCCTGTTCGGGAAGAAAGCGGAAGGGATAGCCGCGTGGCTGGAATCCGGACACAAGGCTTGGTTTAATGAACAAAAGGCTCAAAAATGGTTGGCAGTTCTGCAGCCCACTGTTAGCGACCGAATAGCCAAGAATCTCAAGCCTTCTCAATATGTTAGACCATTTTCCAACGAAGCTGTCAAGCAATCTGACGAACAGATAGTTGAATCTCCTGTTTCTTTCAACGCGAGCGATTCCAATTTCCAGATTGGGCTTGCCACCCTGCTGGCCGGGTACGTGGCCAATACAATGATCTCCAGGATGATGAGCGGGAAACTGCCGGATAAGCCTGACAAACTGACGTCATGGATGCTGGCGCGGCTCACTCTTGGCCTGTTCGACGGTTTTCCGCTCTTGCGGGATGTCGCCGCTTATGCGGAAGGCGGGACAACCAGCGGTAAGGACAAGGAGATGAGACTGTTGCCGGTTCTTCAATGGGGCAAGGATGCCGTCGACGGCTTCACCAAAACCGTAGAGGCAATAACCGACTACGGGGAATGGAACAAGGCGGTTATCCGGGACGCCAAGGCGGGGAGGGGCGCGACCGGGTTGCCGGCCCTGGCCGGGTCTACCGTTGGCCGGTACATCTATGACGTGTTGTCCGGGGACTATGCCCCGGACATACGTGGTCGCCGGTGTCCGGCATTTTCTTCAACCGGAAGAAACTTTAAAGGCGTGAATGGTGAAAGGTGAATGGTGAATAAAAGCGATTCTAAGATTTAATCATTCACCATTCACGATTCAAAAATGGAGGTAAAAGTGGCGGATTTCAACGCAGCACATCAAAAAGTGATGGGAAACGAAGGGGGGTATGCAAACAACCCGGCCGATGCCGGCGGGGAGACCTACAAGGGGATTGCCCGCAAGTTCTGGCAGCAATGGGGAGGGTGGAAGTATGTGGACGGCGTCAAGGCCCAGGCCATTGCTCAACCCGTCTTCGGCACCAGTTCTTACGTGAGCTGGGTGAGATACCTCAACTCCCAACTCTCATCTCTCAACCAGCTTCAACAGTTGGTGCTGGACTTCTACAAAACGAACTTCTGGGACAAATACCGCCTGTCCGAGGTCAACGACCAGGCAGTGGCTGCCTGGATCTATGACCACGTGGTCAACGGCGGAGGCCGTGGTGCCATGTGGATTCAGGAGGCGGTGGGGGTTGCAGCGGACGGGGTCATCGGCCCGCAAACCATCCAGGCGATCAACGCCGCCGATCCGAAAGCCCTCCTCCAGAAAGCCGGGGACGCGGCCGCCTTCTACCGGCTGGACAAGGCCGAGGCCGACCCGTCACAGATCCGGTTCCTCCCGTCGTGGCTCCGGCGCGACGGGGTGTCGGCAGAAGATATCCAGCAGGTCATGCAGGCCGCCAAGGACGGCCTGACCTATGACAAGGTGGCGGAACTGAAGGCGGCCATAAAGGCCTCGGCGTAATGTTGAGGCGCTGCTTGCCGCGCCCGATTTTACCGTAGCGAACAACAGGGCGCGGCAAGCAGCGCCCCTACAATTGGTATGTTTAATAACACAACGCCGTGAGGCGTAAAGGAGGTGTGAGGTGAAAATCTGGCTTTACAAAGGTAACGCCCTTTGGGCGCTTGTAATTGAGGCATGGACCGGCAAATACGCCCATATTGAGTTGGAGATCAAACCGGGGCTGTTTTTCAGCTCGACAATCGAAACCGGCCCGCGCATCTGCTCATTCGAGCAACTTGTCTCGCAAAATATGGATGATTGGGATGTGGTCGATCTCGGCACAATCGAGGCTGACAATGAGATCGTCTGGAAGGCAGCGCAGATGATGCTCAACGCAGATCAGATCTATGGCGTCAAATTGTCCTACAACAAAGAGGGTATCGCTAAAAACTTCCTGCCGGTCCCGCTCGTTGACCAAAATCCCACTCAGGATTTTTGCAGTCAGTCCGTCGCAACCGTGACGTCCGCTATTCAGCTCTTCATGAACATGGTTATGGCTGAAATGTCTCCATCGAATTGCGGGGAGTGGCTGGCCAAATACCTGAGCAAATGGCAGGCGCTCAGGTTCAAAATCAACGAGGGGGCGTGAAAACGTGTAAGTCAAAAACCGTGAATGGTGAATGGTGAAAGGTGAATAAAGGCTTTAAAGGCTTTTACCATTCACCATTCACTATTCACCCTTCACGCCTTTAAGTTTCACCGTTCACTGACACAGGTCGCTACGGACACCGACAGCCCAAACCAACCAGCCGGCTAGTAATGCCGGCGCAACCGACAGAAAGGAGTAGTACCATGACGTGGAGTGATTTTGTAGCAGATGTGGAGAATGTAACCCTGAAGCTCAACAAACTGGCAGAAATGGGATTGCCTGTTGCCGAACTGTTTTCGCCGGCCCAGGCAAAACCGGTTGAGCAACTGGCCGCCAACGTGCTCCCGACCATCGATCAGGCGATCCAACAGCACCAGGCCGGTGGCGCCACGCAACAGACCGCTACGATAGCCCTGGCCACCGTGGCGTCAACGATCGCAAATTCGGGCATCATCCCTCAGGAGATTGCAACGCAGATCAATGCAGCGGCATCGGTGGCGACCGGTCTCCCTGCGGCTGCGTTCACCAACGCATAG